AGGTAATCAGTCTGAGCTAGGTATTGAAGCAGAAAGAAACATCTTATCTAAGCAAGATGTTATGTCTGTTGACTACCATAGTGCTTATCACGTTATGGGTACTAAGTGGACAAATGCTGCTGATAACCCTGCTAACTCAGCACTTAGAACTGGGTCTAACTGGGGTGTAACTTATGATATTGACCAAATTCCTATGGTTGAAATTTTTGTTAATACACCATTATCTAATGCCCTCAAGTCTTAATTTATATTAAGATTAAAATGTGGTCATCAAACCTCGCCAAATATTGGTGGGGTTTTTTCTTTACGCTACAATAAAACTAAATTACTTTATCAATCGTGGCAGCTACTATAAACGCAACTATAAAAAGTGAAACTGCTAATAGTTATGTCACATTGACAGAAGCTAATACTTATTTTGAAACAGTACCAGATTCAAGTACTTGGACTAATAAAACAGATGATCAGAAAAATAGATCATTGATAGCTGCTACAAGATGGATTGATACTTTTGTATTTCAAGGAGATAGATGTGATGAAAATCAGGCATTAAAGTTTCCTAGAACAAATTATCAAGTAGATAGAGTTGAGTTAAGTTGCTCTACAATTCCATTAAATATTAAATATGCACAGTATGAATTAGCTAGAGCTTTGGCAAATGATACCGATGCAATTACTGGTACAACAGGAAAAGATGGTAATTTTTCTGAAGTTAAATTAGGAGACATACAAGTTAAATATAATACTGAAAGTCAGGGTACTGGTTCTGTAAATAATATTATGGATGTTTATCCGTGGTTACAAAGTTATCTTGGAGCGTATATGCTTGGTGGAGCAGGTACTTTTCAGATGAGGGTAGTTAGAGGATAATGGCAGGACAATTAGATTCATTACTAAAAAGTGTAGCTAAACAGGTAATAGCAGATTTAGGTAGTTCTTTAGATGCAACGATTAACTATGTAAAAAAAGGACGATCAAGTTATAACATTGATACTTCTGAGCAAATTACTATTGATACTACTTATTTAAATTTAAAAGTACCCATAGAATTTATTAAATCTGAAGATGACGAAGGTAAAGAGATTAGACAGGCAAAATTATATATCACTCCCGATTTGATTGGTAATAATCAAGTAGATTTAGATGATGAAATTCAGTTGACATATGCAGGAGAAACAAAAACAGCACAGATTTATGATATTGATACTAAAAGAGGGGGACAAGTTTATCTATTTACAGTATTGGTGCGGTTCTGATGGCTAAAGATTTTTTAAAAAGTGATCCTATTGGCGATCTTGAGGCTCAATTAAATCGTGATTTTAATACTGTAATACAAAAAGCCCATAAGAGTTTAGGCACTAAAACCCATAGTCCTGTTTATACGGGATTTTTTGCATCAAGCTGGAAAGTTGCAAATACTCCTCCAAAAGCAAAAGATGACATAAAAGATTTTAAACCGTGGTCTAATATTAAATTAGCCTCTGATAAAGGTGGAGATACTTGGAAACCCGCTGGTTTTAAACCATTAAATCCAAAAATTCAACCTAGATTTAAAATTAAAAGAACATTTAATATTAAAAAAAGTGTTTTTATTGGAAATACAGTTAAATATGCTTCTTATGCTTTAGAAGGAGGAAAAATTCAAAATTTTATTCAAGGTCGTATGGGAAAAATTATTAAAGACAATATGAAAGAGAAGAAAGGTAAATTATTTTTACTTGGTAAAGAAACATCAGGTTTTGGTAGTTCACTTCCTGGTATTGGTTACACAGACGTACTTTAATTATGACTTTAGTAAAAACAAGAGCAGCATTTGAAAAGGCAGTTACAGAAGCAGTTTCGGACGCAGATCCAACTGTTTCTATGGTTTATGACAATGTTACTTTTACGACTTCGGGTAAGACTAAAAAATATGTAATGATGATGGTTAATTACACTCAATCAACATTACAAAATCAAGGTGCTGCTTCTGATTACTATTCAGGTGTAATTCAATGCAATATTTATGTTCCAAAGAGTAAAGGCACTAAAGATTTGTCTGCTATAGCTGAAAGTGTAATTAATGGATTAACTTCGGTAAATGCTTCTACTTATGTTGATAGTTTTAGTGTAAAGCCAAGAGTACAAGATATAAATGGTCCTACAATGCTTGAAATTGAAGATAGAAGTCATTTTGTTGGTGTAATATCTTGCCAATTTACCGCTAACGTTTAATATAGTAGAGTAATATAATTTTGATATGACAAGAGCAGTAGACCTACTCAAAAACAGGTTTGGAGTTTCTCAACTTTACAAACATGATGTTAAACAAGATGACGAGATTATTCTTAGTGTCTATTGGCATCCATTAACTATTGCTGAAAGAGAATCAATACAAAAAAAATCAAATGAAAATGATGTCAATGATTATGCTTTAGCATTAATGATTACAAAAGCATTAGATAAAAATGGAAACAGACTTTTTCAAGATGGTGATAAAGCATCTTTAAGGCGAGAAGTTGAAGCAAATATTTTACAGGAAATACAATTAGCAATGATAGAAGCTGGTCAGACTAAGGGGGTGAAAGAGGCTAAGGCCGAATTGAAAAGCGAATAATGATTGGAAGTTTATATTTTCACTAGCAAAGGAATTAGGTAAAACTGTTGCTGAATTATCAGAAACTTTAACTGTAGAAGAAATGATAGGTTGGGCTGCTTACGCTGAGATAGAACATGAAGATTTTGAAAAGCAACAAGAAGAAGCACAAAGAAGTAGTGCTTTAAAAGGGAAAAGAGGTAGAATAAGATAAATATTTTAATTGTTATAAAAAGTGGCAGATTATAGGGTCAATTTAGAATTAGCAATTAAAGGTGCAAAAGATCTTCAAAAAACAAGGTTAGAGACTAAAAGATTACAAAAAGAAATAGATATTTTTAATAAACGTGTTCGTCAAGCTTTTCCTGCTTCGGTTAAAAATTTTAATAATTTATCAAAAGAACTTGGTCGTACTCGTAAAGCAGTAAATGAAGCAGCTATAGGAACAGATCACTATAGAGTGGCTATAAAAAATGCTGTAAAAGTTGAAGAGCAATTTAATAAACAACTATCTAATAAAGAAAAACTTTTTAGAATAGAAAGGTTGTCCTACAAAGAAGGCATAAGCTTTAGTGAAGCAAAATCAAGAATTATACAACAAGAAATAAAAGCTGAAAACGAGTTAGCAAGAGCTAAGCTTAGAAGAAGTGGGATAGATGCTGGTATCAGAAGAGGAATCGGAGGTGCTGTTGGTAGTGGAATCATTGGTGGTGGTTTCCCATTGTTATTCGGACAAGGACCTGTTTCAGCTTTAGGCGGTGCAGCTGGCGGTATTGCAGGTGGAGCGTTGTCCGCAATACCAGGCATGGGTCAGTTTGGATTCGCTTTATCTATTGCAGGCACCGCCATTGGTTCGGCTATGGAAGATTTAACTCAAGCATTGCGTAAACCAGAAGAGAATATAGATAACTTAATTGGAAAATTAGGGTTAATTGGTACTCCTACAGAAAAGATGGCTAAAGAGTTAGAAAAAATGGGATTAAAAGGTTCAGCAGCAAAGCTAGTCTTAGATGAATTTAATAAAAAATTTGGTAACACTCCTGATATTTTGAAAGAAAACTCTGAAAAAATGCTCGAATTTCAAAATAAGATAAATCAATTAGGAACAGCTATAACTTTATTTTTAGGTAAAGCCTTAGTTCCATTTATTGATTCCATAATGAGTGGGATGACGCAAGGTAAATTATTACAATCATTAAATGCTCAAGAAGGAAAAAATTTTAGTAAAGCACAACAATCTATTATAAATCAATCTCAATTAGAAGCTCAAAAAATATTTCAAACTACAAACCAAGGTAAGGATATTGGTAAAACTTTTGCTCAGATTTTGGACGAAAGAATTACTTTTAATCTTAAGAAAGCAGTTGGCTCGCCAGATAGTATTCCAAAATTATTATCAGGCACTCCACAAGGCTCATCTTCACCAAGTCAAACACAAGCTTTTATTGATCAAGCTAAATTTGAACAGCAAATTTTACCTTTACAACAGGCTTTAGAAATTGAAGAGAAAAGATTAAATACAAGTGATGAAAAATTACAATTAATGCAAGAGGAATTTAAATTAACAAACTTACAAAATGACTTAGAAAGATTAAAATTAGATAATAAAGGCACTGAAAATAATTTACATGATGACGCTATAAATAAATTAGAGGCTCAAGTAAATTTGCAAAAAAAAGTTGTTGATAATGCAAAAGCATTGGTAGATCCTATGAGGCAAGTAAGTAATATCATGGCTCAAGATATGGGTAATGCTTTAAAAGGATTAATTCAAGGAACTCAAACTTTAAATGAAGCCTTGAGAAATGTATTAAATAATATGGCAAATTCATTTTTGAATTTAGGAATTTTTGGTAATGTTGCTGGTGTATTTACTCCTGGAAAAGGTTTATTAGGAAGCATTTTTAGAGCAAATGGCGGTCCCGTTAAAGGAGGAAATAGCTATATTGTAGGAGAACGTGGGCCAGAAATGTTTACACCAGGAGTCTCTGGTATGATCACACCAAATCATGCCCTTGGTGGTTCAACAAATATTGTAGTAAATGTAGATGCTTCTAATTCCAATGTTCAAGGTGATGATGAAAATGCTAGAGAGTTTGGTGATCAGCTTGCAGCAGCAGTTCAAGCTGTAATAATCAATGAAAAAAGAGTTGGAGGTTTATTAAGCTAATGGCAGCTTTTCCTATTGCTAATCCTAAATATGATTACACCATTACAAGACAACCAGCAGTTAATGTTATAAGTTTTGGAGATGGTTTCGAGCAAAGGTTAACAGAAGGTTTAAATCAAAATCCTATAACTTTAAATCTTAAGTTTGATTTATCTCAAACAGATTCTACAACTGCTGTTAACTTTCTTAACGCAAGAATTACAGATGGTGCGTCATTTACTTTTCTCGTTCCAAATGAAAACGTAACAAAAAACTTTGTTTGTTTGTCTTACAATACTGCTATTCCTTTTTTAAATAGAGTTACATTAACCTGTTCTTTTAAAGAAGTATTTGAACCCTGATGGCAATACCGTTTGCTGAATTAAATAAAATAAATCCAAGTTCTGTTATAGAGCTATATGAACTTGAACTTACTGTCGGTTTACATATACCAACTGGTAATCCTAATAATTTAGATACTGTATTTAGA